TGACATCAACTTTATTCGCACCACGTCAGAACCTGAACAAACCGCGTCTGAGAAAGCTAACGCCAAGATTGAGGGTAAGCAATTTGAGGATGGTGAAGACGGTTTGCGTCGCGTCTACCACATCTACACTTGGCTTGACCTTGACGACGACGAGCGTACCAATGGCGAGAACGCGCCCTACATCCTAATGATTGACGACCTTGACCGTAAGGTTTTGGGTTTGTATCGTAATTGGGAAGAAGGGGACGACACCCTTACTAAGTTGGATTGGCTTATAGAGTTCAAATTCATCCCTTGGAGGGGCGCGTACGCCATTGGGCTACCTCACCTCATCGGGGGGTTGAGCGCCGCCGCTACGGGGTCATTGCGTGCCTTGTTGGACACTGCGCACGTCAATAACTCCTTGACCATGCTGAAACTCAAGGGCGCGAAGGTTTCAGGTCAATCTGACCAAATTGAGATTACACAGGTAACGGAGATTGAAGGCGGTATTGGTGTGGACGACATTCGCAAGATTGCAATGCCTATGCCATTTAACCCACCCTCCCCTGTACTGTTTCAGTTGTTGGGATGGTTGACAACCGAAGCCAAAGGCGTGGTGACTACAGCAGAAGAAAAGATTGCGGACGCTAACTCCAATATGCCTGTGGGTACAACGCAGGCGTTGATTGAGCAAGGCGCGGTAGTGTTCTCATCTATTCACTCACGATTGCATGACGCCCAACGTCGTGTCCTGCACGTTCTAGGACGCATCAATCGTTGGCACTTAGATGAGCAACGTAAGGGTGACATCGTCGCTGAACTCCCAATCAAGCGTGACGACTTCAAGCGCAATAGTGACGTGGTTCCAGTCTCTGACCCCCATATCTTCTCTGAGACCCAACGCATCTCCCAAATGCAATCGGTCATGCAGTTGTCTGCGCAGTTCCCTCAGATTTTTGACCAACGTGCTGTAGTGAGTCGAATGCTCAAACAACTGAAGGTTCCTAACGTCAACGAATTGATGCCAAATACGGGTAAACCCGCAGAGTTGAACGCCGCTGATGAAAACAGCGCAATGGCTTTGGGTAGACCAGCGTTTGCATATCCTCGCCAAGAGCATCTAGCGCACATCCAAACGCATTTGACTTTTGCGCTTGACCCCATGCTTGGTTCCAATCGTCTCATTGCTCCTAAGTTCATCCCACAAGCGATGGAGCATATCAAGCAACACATGATGCTTTGGTACACCCAACAGGTTCAGGGGTATGTCTTGGCGGCTGGGGACGTCAAGATGGGCAAATACGAAGACAGCAAGATTGCCAAAGAAATTGACCGCGCTATTGCAGTTGCATCAGACCACGTCAGCTTGGATACAAAACAAGTATTCCAAGGGGTTTTACCTGCGTTGGAGCAACTTGGGCAACTCATGCAACAGTTCAAACCACCAGCACCTCCAATGGAAGGAGAGGCTCAAGCTGTGTTGCAAGCGTCTATGGCAGAGACTCAACGTCGCACCGCCAACGACCAAGCGCGTTTGGCTTTTGACACACAGAAGTTGCAAGCGCAAATGCAAAAAGATGCTCAAGACAGGGATTCCAAGGTAGCTATGAACGCCGAGGACAACTTGACCGAAGAGCGTATCAAGACCGCAGAGTTGACCGTGGACGAGGTCAAACTGCGCAAGGAGCAGGAAGAAACTGCAATTCAACTCAACCAATCCACTCAACGTAACTTAGGAGCATGAAATGGCTACAAACGATAAAGAACAACAATCTGAACAAGTGCGTCAAAAAGCCCGCATGGGCGCTGGCGCTTGGGTAACAGGCGAATCATTAAAAGAGGAATCAACAGCGACTATGCCAGAGGCTAACAGCGACCACGGGAATTTCTCCCAACCCAAGGGCGTAGAGAAATCTAACGCGTGAAGTTAATTTCCGACTTTATCGGCGCTGTAAAAGCGCGTCAGGCTGAGATTGCAAAGGGGTTAGCGCATGGAAATGCGTCTGACTTTAATGCGTATCAACGCCTAGTCGGAGAAAACCTCGGACTTGAACAGTCCCTTGAGATTCTTAACCACCTTTTGAAAGAAGACGAAGATGAGTGATAGCACGGTAGCGGGTAATGCCGCTGATTTACGGGAAGCCTTTCCCGTTGTAGACCCCGGTGCGATTCCCCTTGGTGCAAGAGTATTAGTACAACTGCGTAAAGCCAAGAAAAGAATGACCGAATCGGGAATTATCCTGCCTGAAGAGACTCGCGACACTGAACGGGCGCAAAACCCCGTTGGAAAAGTGACCGCGCTGGGGCCATTGGCGTTCAAGAAACGCGACACGATGGAACCTTGGGTCGAGGGTATATGGTGCAAAGAAGGCGACTACATTCGCGTACCTAAATGGACTGGCGACCGTTGGTTAGTTCCGCATGGAGACGATGAAAACGTCGAATTCATGGTGCTGAACGACCACGAAGTAATCGCCAGAATCACAGGAAATCCACTTGAAGTGAAGGCATTCATATGAGTACAGACAATCAAACTGTAGAACAAGAAGTCATCGTCATTCAGGAAGAGAAAGATGGGTCAGCAACCATTGAGTTGCCTGCAAGTATTCCTTCTCCTGAATCGCAACACGATGATGACTCTGATGAAGCTGATGACTTAGCACGACAAAAGGAAATGGTTGTCGGTGGTGCGGTAGATGAGGACGCGGAGGCTCTTCGTGAGCAAAAACGCATCAAACGCATCAAGCGCAAGGACTATCACAAGCAGGTTAGAACCGAAAAAGACGTGAAACTCACGCATTTGGAGCGTCAAAACCAACAATTGCTTGAGAGATTGTCTGTTTTAGAGCGCAAGTCCCACGGAAGTGACCTTGCACGCTTAGATAAGGCGATTGAAGACCAAGACGCTCGCATTTTGTTTGCAAAACAGAAGATTTCAGAGGCAACTACCACTCAAAACGGTGATTTGCTGACTTCTGCGCAAGAAATGTGGTTTGAGGCTCGTCGTCAGTCAGAGGCTCTAGCAAACTTGAAGAAACGTGCTGTTGCTCCACAGAATCAGCGCACTATTCAGGCTCCAGACCCACAGTTGCAACGCCATGCAAACAATTGGATGGCAAACAACCCGTGGTACGACCCCAATGGTAAAGACGCAGACAGTCGTCGCGCTCTCAACGAGGATTCCATCCTTGCGGAAGAGGGTTATGACCCAAAAACTGCGGAATATTGGGAAGAACTTGACAAACGCTTGCAAAGAGTAGTACCTCACAGGTATACTGAAGACGCAGAAGAGAGACCGCGTTCTAAACCAAGAAATGCAGTGACAAGTTCAGGTCGCGAATTTGCATCAACTAATGGCAAAGGTAATTCATTTACCTTGTCACCCGAACAGGTGAGGGCTATGAAAGATGCAGGTATGTGGGATGACAATGAGAAACGAGCGAAGATGATTCGACGCTACGCCTTAGAAGCACGCAACAATAACGGTTAAGGAACTTAAAATGGACTCTCGATTAAAGAAAAATTTGAATACTGGTGACCGCGAAAATCGCGGTACTCGCGACACGATTCGCGAGGCTCCAGAGGACAAACTAGTTTCGTCAGATGAACGTCGAAAGATGTGGAAAGACGAATGGACACAAAGTGCATTACCTTCTGTTCCCGATATAAAGGGATGGCACGTTTGCTGGTTATCGACAACTAACAGTTACGACAGCATAGATAAACGGATTCGATTAGGGTACGTTCCCGTGAAAGCGGATGAGTTACCTGAAATGCGAAATAACCGTGTAAAAGCTGGAGAACATGAAGGTTATATCTCGTGTAATGAGATGCTCTTGTACAAAATTCCTATGGATATGTATCAAGAAATCATGACTCATTTTCACCATGATGCACCGCTTGAAGAGGCGAATAAAATCAAACTTCAGGCAGAGCAAAACGTGGGACGCGATAGTCGAGGCAGAAGCCTCGGTCAGATTGAAGGCGAAGGGTTAAATGACATTGATAAATCGATTCCTGCTCCGCATTTTGCTGGGTAGGGTGTTTAACTGAACAAAGGAGTAAGACTATGTCTTCAACATCTGCTCCGTTTGGTATGCGTCCGTCTTTCCACCCATCGGGTTTGGACAGAGCGGTTGCTTTGCCTAACGGTATTGCCTCTGGCTTCGCTTCGGGAATTTTAAAAGGTCAACCCGTAGCACTCAACACCAGCGGTAACATCATCGCCGCCACTGCTGGCAGTGCCTACCAAGGCGCTTTCGCTGGTCACGAGTTCACTGATACAACTGGACGTCGTCTTGTGAGCAACCAATGGGTTGCAAACACTACGTACCAAACTGGTTCTGAAATAACCTACTACTACTCTGACCCGAACATCGTTTACGACATTCAGGCAAATGGTAGTTTGGCTCAAACCGCCATTGGAGACCAAGCAAACTTTGCAAGCATTACCGCTGGTTCTACAACCACTGGTTTGTCGCAATGCATGATTTCCACCTCGCTAGTAGGCTCAAGTGCTGT